GGCTACGGCTACGGCGACGGCGACGGCTCCGGCTACGGCTACGGCTACGGCGACGGCTCCGGCTACGGCTACGGCGACGGCTCCGGCTACGGCTACGGCGACGGCTCCGGCTACGGCTCCGGCTCCGGCTCCGCAGCTTATTGGATGGCTATATTCAAATCCTCAGTTGCGTCATGGGATAGAAAACAAAAAGACCACCTTGATCGCGCTGAACTCGAGTGCTCAGTCCTTGCGTTTTGGAGATCCGATTCCGAAGGACATCCGGCAAATGGAGGATTACGTCTCGCTGCGGCGGCGCCTGGCGTAATTCACGAGAGCAAAGGTCCGCTTCGATTGTGCGAACCAGGCACGCTCCACGCCACCATGAATCCGGAAAAATGGAAAGGAGAAAGGATTTGGGTTGTCGCTCTTTATGGAGAATATCAATCCGCTGACAATAAGTTCGGCGCGTTGCGTCGCGAAATAATTGGGGAGTTGATTTCCAAATGATCAACGCATCACAACCAGGGCTATTCGACAATCCGCTTCCGCAGGAATCAGGCCGCGCTCGCCGGCAGGATCCGGACACGTCGAAGAAAGCAGCGGCTCGGGTCCCCGTCGCCGATCTCGAGCAGCGCGTGCTACGTGCGCTTCAGCTATCCAAGGCTGGCATGACTACCCACGAACTTGCCTGGCTGCTGAAGGTCGACCTGGTATCGGTCTCGCCGCGCATGAGACCGCTCACTGAAAAGGGCCTGGTACGGGACTCCGGCGAGCGTCGCCGCGGTGATTCAGGACGCGCGTCGATTGTATGGAAGGCGTCGGCATGACGAGTCACATCACGACAGTGACGATCTACCCGACTGGAACGCGAGAGGATCCCGTAATCTTCGAATCGCTGGACGATGCGTTGAACTTCTCGCGGATTACTGGCCGGCTCATCTGGGCCGCGACGCGTTCGTCGGGTTCCGCGTACAAAATTTATCCAGGCGGTCGCATCGTTGAGTGCCAGCCAGCTGCCTTAAGACAAATTGCCGAGCGCAAGGCTAGGCACTGAGGAGGCGGAGATGGGTCTCTACAATTTCCAGAAGCGGTTCTTTGCCGACATGATCAAATTTTGGGACGGAAAGCTTCCATTTGAGGGCCAGATTATTCACTGGCGGAAGTGAATAAATGTGCGAGCGCGTCGATCTTGGAGATGGCACATTCGCCATATTCTGCGGAGGTCATCGAAAGCCTGCCAAGTGCCAATTTTGCAAGGCGCGGCCGCACACGAAGCTTTGCGATTATCCCGCAGGAAACGGGAAAACGTGCGACGCGAAAATGTGCGATGCGTGCGCAGTCAGCGCTGGGCCCGACTTGGATCATTGTCCCAAACATGGGGAAAAGAAAACCGTGTCAGAGTTTAAATTTCCGGCGACATCGAAGCAGCTGCAGGCCGCCGGATACCGTTTCGTTTATACGCGGCGATGCAAGCGATGCGACGCTTCCCTGGAGTTCTGGCAAACGCCGTCAAAGAAATAGGCTCCGCTCGAGCCGATGAAGGACGATCCGCAGCGCCGGCGAATATCTCATTTTGTGACGTGCCCATTTGCGAAAGATTTCAGGCAAGAGGAAAAACAAGGGAAGCTTTTCTAAATGAGCAAAATACTGATCGGCGAATCTGACGGCAAAAAAATCTCGCTCGACCTTGATGTCTTGCTGCGCACGCGTTTGCTGATCCAGGCGAATAGCGGAAAGGGAAAATCGTGGCTCTTGCGCCGACTGGCGGAGCAGCTCTTCGGCAAAGTCCAGGTGATCATTCTCGATCCGGAAGGCGAATTTGCGAGTCTACGCGAGAAATTTGGCTATGTGCTCGTGGGTAAAGGCGGCGAGACTCCTGCCGATCCTCGCTCGGCTGCTCTTGTAGCGCATAAGCTACTGGAGCTGCGCGCGCCGGCCGTGTGCGATTTGTACGAAATGAAGCCGTCGTCACGGCATGAATGGGTGCAGAAGTTTTTCGAGGCCATGATCGACGCCCCGAAAAACCTCTGGCATCCCTGCATCATTATGCTCGACGAGGCCCACGTATTTTGCCCGGAAAAGGGCGCCGGCGAATCGCTCGCCTCGGAATCTGTCATCGGCATGGCGACACGCGGCCGCAAGCGAGGATTCTGCCTGGTAGCAGCGACTCAGCGGCTTGGAAAGTTTCGCAAGGATGCCGCGGCGGAAATGCTGAATGTGATGATTGGCGGCACGTTCATTGACATCGATCGAAAGCGCGCTGCGGACGCCCTTGGAGTTTACGGCACGGAGCAGCATAAGTTTTTCGATGAAATTAAACTCCTCGAGCGCGGCAGCTTTTATGCGCTGGGACCTGCGATCGCGGACGAGCGAATTCTGCTTAAAGTTGGCGCGGTCGAGACGTCGCATCCGGAAGCGGGGAGTTCGAAGCATGCGTCCGAGCCGCCGCCGGCGCCGGAAGAGATCGCGAAGCTCCTGCCCAAGCTGGCCGATTTGCCCAAAGCTGCGGAGGAAAAGGCCAAGACGGAAACGGAGCTGCGCACAGAGATTCGATCTCTTAAGGCGCAATTGCGCAGCGCTCCGGTGCAGAAAGTGCAGCCAACGAATGCAAAATCCGTCAAACGCGAGATTGGAATTAGAGAGTTAAATGCAGCGTTGCAACCCTTCATGGAAATGGTTGCACAACGCGGCGATAAGTGGCGCGGGATCGTTCATGAGGCCGTCAACTCTGGTTCCGGCTTTCTCGCTCTCGATCGGGAACGCGGCGTTCGCGCGGCTTTGAAAATATTGAACGCAAAAGTTTCGGGCGTGGAAATCCAAAAAGGAGAAAGCCTTCAAACGTTAGGTGATCGACGAAGCCCTGAGCGGGGTACGGCGTTTTCACCACAACCCCAACATCCACGTCCGATGCTATCAAAACAACCTGGCGACGCCGAAATGAATGGCGATCTGGGCGGCCCGCACAAGAAAATTCTGAAAGCGCTGGCCGAGCTCGCGTCGATCGACAAACACGAACCGCCGCGCGAGATGGTTGCTGCGTGGGCCGGATATTCGCCGAACGGCGGCGCGTTTAGCAATCCTCTTGGCGCGTTGCGGAGCATGGGATTGATTGAATATCCCGGCGGCGGCCGAGTGAAACTCACAGAGGAAGGGACCACAACGGCAGGAGTTGAGCCTGCGCCGGATCAGGAAGAGATTCACCGGCGCATTCTGGCGATTCTGCGCGGTCCGGAACGGAAGATTCTTTCTGTTTTGCTGGAAGCTGGATGCGAACTGTCAAAGCTGGAGCTCGCCGATCGCGCTGGTTACTCAGAGCGCGGCGGCGCATTTTCAAATCCTTTGGGCGCGCTGCGCACGGCTGGGTTTGTGGAATATCCAAAGCCTGGAATCGCGAAAGCGAGCGACTGGCTCTTTTTAGGGTAGAGGAAACCATGCGAAAGGAGGTGAATATCCCATGAAAAAGCAGTCTAAGTGCAAGGACACACATCACAATTTCAATCCGATTGGAAACGAAACGGAAGTGAAGATTTTTTGCACGAAATGTGGAGAGATTCGTGAAGTATTGAAGAAATCGTGAAACTTGGCGCATGGCCGATTCAAGCTATGCGCCTTTTCCTAGCAGGGGAGCCCAATGCCAAGTAAGCGAGCGAAGGAATCGGAGCATGGTTCTGATGCCTGTTATTGCGGAGATTTTCGCTCACAGCATGAGCCATTTTGTAAGATCGGCGGGTGTGGCTGCACCGAGTTTCGATTCAGTCACGCGGCTACACCGGAAGATTTAGAAGTGTGGAATAGATACCACGCTACTCAGAGGAAATCCAATGCCAAGTAATCCCGAAACGAAGGTGCTGACGCCGGAAGAGTTTGCGGAACAATTCGCAGGTTCATGGGGCGTTGAACCATCAGAGTTACGCCGATTCGTGCAACTCCTCACCGCCCGTGACGAACAACTCCGGAGCATGATGCGGAAAGCATTGATTAAATCTGCAATTCCTCTCGAAGCCTTGCGTTTATTTTCAGATAAGGATAGGGAGCATAACTATAAATCAAGTGGCCGAAGGGTTGGATTTCTTACCACAGAAATTTACGATGCGATTGTCGAAGCTACCGATGCAATCCGCGCCCTGTTGCTCGACTCCCCGACGTAGGTGTGGTGAATCACAATGGCCGTTGCGTCACCGACTGCAAACATTCTCTTTTGCAAAATACAGGATTACCCTTATCATGTGTTCGCATCGTCAAATAGCCCACCGCGGGAGGGATGATCATCCCGCCAGGTGCTGTTCAGACCGAAACGTTTCCGCATTTCCAAAGTCTTTGGCTGAATCCCGCGTTCGCATCGATACACCGAACGGTTCTTCCTACCACGTAACGAAATCCATCGCTGAAAAAAAGCTCGCCGCAGGAAAGATCGTATTCACAGGCGAACGTACTGCCCGCGAAAAATATGGCGAGTACAAGATTCGCGGAGATGGCGGCGAATGGATACCAACGCGCAGCGGCAGGTTCGGCCCGATGGTCCTGCAGCTCGATCCCCCGTTAAGGCCAGAGTTCGCTTAATGCCAGTCTCAGTGAGCAACGTTTGTCGTGAGGCGGGCTGTAAGCGCCTATGCTCTGGCCGCTACTGCGATGCGCACCTGCGCGCAAATGGAGAGAAGCAGTACCGGCGAGATCACGATCGCAAGCGAGGATCGGCGGCGAAACGAGGATACGGACGACGCTGGGAACGGCTGCGCGCAATGGTCCTGGCGCGCGATCCCTTGTGCAAAATCGTGATTCTCTGCAACGGAACAGCGCCAAGCACTGATGCAGACCATATCGTCGCTCGCAATGCAGGAGGAGAAGATACGATGGAGAACTTGCAGGGCGCATGCCACGCCTGCCACTCCTACAAGACGGCGACCGAGGATTCAGCCTTTGCAAGGCGTGGCAAACGCAGGAGTTACCCTGCTAATGGGTAGGGGGGCAAATTCTCTGAAAATTGGTCCGCTGCGGACCGCCCGGTGAACACACGCACACTCCCGCGAAATAAAAATTCGCGTTTTGGGACCCAAAAATAAAATGGCAAGAGGATCCGGACGCAGACCGAAGCCAACGAAGCTGAAAAAACTCGGTGGCAACGCAGGAAAGCGCGAGCTAAATGAAAAAGAGCCAGTGCCTCCTGCCTTGCCACCGGAAATGCCACCCGGGCTTTCGGCGCTCGCACAAGAAGAATGGAAATCAATCGTTCCCCAACTTGAGAAGCTCGGCATGCTTTCTTTAATTGACGGTAAAGCGCTCGCAGCCTATTGCCACGCTTATGCTCGCTGGTCTCAGGCTGAAGAAGAAGTCGATCGACTTGGATTAATTATCAGCGAAGGAATCTACGACAAAGAAGGAAACGAGCTCGGCACAAAATATAAACGCAATCCTGCCGTCACGATCTCGAACGATGCACTCAAGATGATGAAATCCTTCCTGATTGAATTTGGAATGACGCCAGCGGCACGATCGCGCCTGCGCGTCGAGAAGCCAGCGGATGAGGGAAAGGATCCATTCGAGAAATTCCTCAACCGCGGCGGAAAACAGAATGAAAGCAAGTACACAAACTAAAATTCATCCTGCCGAGCAATATGCGCGTGACGCGGCTGCGGGCCGCATTGTCTGCTCGCGCTGGGTGAAGCTCGCCGCGAAGCGTCACCTGGACGATCTGCGCGAAGGCGCGAAGCGTGGACTCCGATTCGATCCCGCCGCAGGCCAGCATGCCCTAGACTTTTTCAGTTTCCTCCGCCACAGCAAGGGAGAGTGGGCCGGCCAGGAATTTATTCTTGAGCCGTGGCAGCAATTTATCGTTTGGGTTCTATTCGGATGGAAGCGCACCGTTGACGGCGCTCGCCGATTCCGCACAGCGTATGCGGAGATTGCCCGTAAGAACGGAAAATCGACGCTCGCCGCCGGCATCGGACTGTATTTGTTTTTTGCAGATGGCGAGCAGGGCGCGGAAGTGTTTTGCGTAGCCACGAAGAAAGACCAGGCGAAGATTGTGTTCAGCGAGGCAGAGCGCATGCGCAAGGCTTCGCCGGCGCTCCGTTCGCGGATCGTTAGCTTCCGCAATAACATGAACGTCCCCGCGACAAATTCCAAGTTTGAGCCGCTCAGCTCCGACGAAGACACGCTCGACGGATTAAATATAAGCGGCGCGATCGTTGATGAATATCACGCCCACAAAAATCGCCTTCTGATTGACGTCATCGAGACGGCGACCGCCGCGCGCCAGCAACCCCTTACGTTTAAGATCACGACAGCCGGCTACGATCGCGAGTCGGTTTGTTTCACGGACCACGAGTATGCGACGAAGGTGCTCGAGGGAATCAATCAGGACGACACGCTTTTTATTTTCATCGCCGCGCTCGATGAGGGCGACAACTGGGAAGACGAGAAGAACTGGCCGAAAGCGAATCCTGGCCTGAATATTTCCGTCAAGCTCGATGACCTGCGCCGCAAGGCCAACAAAGCGAAACAGGATCCTTCCTCGCTGAATTCCTTCCTCCGCCTCCATTTGAACATCTGGACGAATCAGGAAACCGCGGCCATCAAAATGGACGATTGGAACTCCTGCGTGGGCTTCAGCCTGCAGAACACGGATTCACGAGCGCTGCAGCGGGACATCGAAGAGAAATTCTCTGGGCAGCCCTGCTTTATCGCCGTGGACCTTTCCTCGACGGAGGACATCACGGCCGAGGTGAAACTGTTCCCCCCGCAAACAGCCGGAGAAAAATATGTGGTCATCGCCGACTTCTGGTTGCCCGAAGACAACATCGAACGAAAAATAAAAGAATTCCGCGCACCCTATGACGTCTGGGTGCGCGAGGACTTTATTCACGGCACGCCCGGAAATATCGTCGATTACGACATCGTTCGCGCGAAAGTGCTTGCCGACTTTGAGAAGTACGATGTCCGCGAACTTGCCTTCGATCCGTGGAACGCCACGCAATTCGCGAACGACCTGCAAAAAGCAGGAATCAACGTAGAACGCCTGGTCAAATTCAATCAGACCATCGCTATGTTTGCCGAGCCTACGAAACGGCTGATCGAGGAGCTCGTCCTCGGCCGGCGGCTCGCGCACCTCGGCAATCCCGTGATGCGCTGGATGGCCTCGAATCTAGTCGTGTGGGAAGACGGCAACGGAAATAAGCGCCCCACAAAGAAATCCGCGCGCGGGAAGATTGACGGCATCGTCGCGCTGATCATGGCCCTCGGCCGCTCGATAGCGTCTCCCAACGATGGCGCATCAGCCTATGCCGACGGGCGGGAGATTCTGGTCGTATGAGAAATCGCCGCGAAGCGCCTGGCGTTCTCGGAAAGATCGGCTGGCATCTGCGCGCGGCGTTTTCTGCGGCAACCGGAGGAGGGTCCGCACTTCCGCCATGGGACGACTATTGGTATTCGCGCCCGGGATGGGACTCAGCCGCGGGCATGACCGTAACGCCCGAGACCGCGATGCGGCTCGCGGCAGTGTTTTCTTGTATCCGCGTCCGTTCGGAATCGCTGGCGTCATGCCCTCTTGTACTTTATAAACGATTGCCCAATGGCGGAAAAATCCGCGCGACGGAACACCCCCTCTATCCGGTCCTGCATAATTCGCCTAACCAATGGCAAACCAGCGTTGAATGGATCGAAATGATGCAGGCGCACCTCGACCTGCGCGGAAATGCCTTCTCTCGGATCGTTCCTGGCCCACGCGGTGCGATAGATCAGCTCATCCCATTACATCCGGATCTCGTCCAGGTTTACCGGCTTCCAAACGGGAAATTGAAATATCAGGTGCGCTCGCGCTTCGAGGGAGAAGTCGATTGGTATATGCAGGAGGAAATTTTCCACCTGCGCGGCCTTTCGTCCGACGGACTGGTCGGCCTCAGTCCGATCGCTATCCAGCGCGAAACGATGGGCACGGGGCTCGGCATGCAGGACTATGCCGGACGTTTTTTCCTGAACGATGCGACATCGGCCACTTGGCTCGAACATCCCGGAAAGTTCAAGGACGGCGCCGCGCGCCAGGAATTCCTTAAGAACTGGCAGAAGGCAAACACTGGCGAAAACCGTCACAAAACTAAAGTCCTCGAGGAAGGTCTCAAGCTGCACCAAGTGGGGCTCTCGAATAAAGATTCGCAATTTCTCGAGGCCACGCAGGCTAACGCGGAGCAGATCTGCGGAATCTACCGGACGCCGCCGCACAAGATCGGCATCCTCGCACGCGCCACAAACAACAACATCGAACACCAAGGAATCGAATTCGTCACGGACGCAATCCAGCCGGCGGCGACGCGATGGGAACGCCGCATCAACGTCGATCTGATCGATCCGATCAGCGCCGCGATCGACGACGGCGCGGAATATTTTGCTGAATTCATTGTCGGAGGCCTTCTGCGCGGCGATATGAAGAGCCGCTATGACGCCTATGCCATCGGCCGGAATTGGGGCTGGCTGTGCCCCGATACGATTTGCGAGTTTGAAGGAATGAATCCTCTCCCCGACGGCAAAGGCGGACAGGAATATTTGAGGCCGTTAAACATGGTCCCCGCGGGAACCGTGTTTCTGCCAGCCATGGCCACCGATGAGCCCGATCCGAGCGATGCTCCTCCTCCCAAGAACGACGAGGATCAGCAGCCCGCGCCTCCCGAAACGCCCGACGATGAGGGCCAAGATGCGCGGCAGCCCAGCCGCAAGCTCCTTCGCGCATTTGCCACGGAAGCGGCGCGCCGCGTGGTGAGAAAAGAAGTGACGGCTCTGCGTAAGACGCTGGGACGCTCGGCAAAGCAATTCGATGCGACGACATTCGCAACCGAGGCGCAGTCCTTTTATGCCGCGCATGTGGCGCTCGTGGCTCAAACAATGTGCATTTCGCCCGCGGCTGCTAAGCGCTACGCGGAAAGCAATCTGAAGTTGCTCGTCGCGGTCGATGAGCCGGAAGAAAAAAGCTGCGCCCTCGACTGGATCGAGGACACCGCGCCGGACGCTCTCGCCGCCTTGGCGCTAGGAACGAAAAGGTCCGAGACGGCAGAGCTGAGGAGCTAACGATGAAATACGAACGGATCATGTTCGAGGTCTTCCATAAGCCATGGGCGATTCTTCCGGAAAAATTTAAAGTTATCGCGGAGCTCGTCAGCCTGCGCGCCGCTGGCTCCAGATTGAGCGAGGAAGAGATACGCGCTCGCCTGAACGAGGCAGCAATCAGCGCCGGTCCCAGGTCGCAGCAAAGTTTCGGCGCCGTCGCCGTGATTCCGATTCGCGGAGTGATCTCGCACCGCGCGAACCTGATGAGTCAGTTCTCCGGCGGTACATCCGTCGAAAAGCTTACAGCACAATTTCGCCAGGCGCTTGCCGATTCGAGCATCAAGGCGATCGTGTTTGATGTGGATAGCCCAGGCGGCGGCGTCGACGGCATACCCGAACTGGCCGAGGAAATTTACAAATCGCGCGGGCAGAAAAAGAGCATCGCCGTCGCCAATAGCATGGCGGGAAGCGCCGCATATTGGCTCGCGGCTTCAGCCGGCGAGCTCGTGGTGATTCCGAGTGGCCAGGTGGGCTCGGTCGGAGTGTTCGCGGCGCACGAAGATTATTCCAAGGCTCTTGAAGCCGAGGGCGTTAAAGTTTCCCTGATCAGCGCCGGGAAGTTCAAAACCGATGGCAGCCCGTATGAGCCGCTTTCGGATACCGCACGCGCGGACCTGCAATCGAAAGTGGATGCTTATTATTCGATGTTCGTGAAGAACGTATCGCGCGGCCGTCACGCTTCGCAGGACGACGTGCGCGGAGGATTCGGCCAGGGGCGAATGGTGCTGGCTGCGCAAGCCGTAAAGGAAGGCATGGCCGATCGCGTGGCCACGATGGACGATGTACTGGCGCAACTCGGAGCGAATGGTGCAAATCCTCCAAAAACGATCGGAGCCGCGACTCCGAGTCCCGTGACTTTCAGGGCCGATCCTGAGGACGGCGATGGCGAAGATCCGCTCGAAGAAAAAGATTGCATCTGCGTTTGCGACGCATGCCGCGCGGATGATCACATGAATTGCTCCAATCCGGAATGCTCGGACCCGAACTGCGGGCATGAGCCGCGCGCCAAGGCCGCGAAGCAGCCGGATCCGCTCGTCGCGCTTAATAAGCGCCGCCGCGAATTGGATTTGAGGTAAACGATTTTTGGGCCGCCGTCGCGGCCGCTTCACCCAAAGCGAAGGTTTGCATCGTAAGCGTCCGACGACGCCGAGAATGCGAAAGCCTGCGCAAATCTGACTGAGGAGAAACGCGATGTCGAACATCAAGCTATATCGCCAGCGCGCGACGGAGAGCAAGAAAAAGCTCCGCGCCATGCTGGACAAAGCCGCGGCGGAAAGCCGCGACCTGAACGAAGCCGAAGGCGCAGCCTATGAAGAGGAACTAAAGGCGCTCGTCTCGGCGGAAAAATCCATCGAACGTGAGGAAGCGTTGCTCGAACGCGAGCGACACACTACTGCGATCGACGATCCGAACGAATTGGCTGCCAGCCGCGCCGGCACCCCCGGACAAGGCAAGGGCTTTGCGACATTCGGCGAGCAGTTGCAGGCCGTGATCAAGTCCGCTCGCAGCGGTGGTCGCCAAACCGATCCGCGGCTACTCGCCGGACCGGCGGGCGGAAGCGAAGCGGTTCCCTCCGATGGCGGGTTCCTCGTGCAGAAGGATTTCTCGGCCGAGTTGCTGATGCGCACCTATTCAACGGGCCAGATCGTCAGCCGCTGCCGAAAGATCCCGATTTCCGGGAACGCCAACGGCCTGAAGATCAATGCCATAGACGAAGACAGCCGAGCCGATGGTTCACGGTGGGGAGGAATTCTCGCCTACTGGATCAACGAGGCGGCCACCGCCACGGCCAGTAAGCCGAAATTCCGCCGGATCGAACTCCAGCTCGAGAAGTTACTCGCGTTGTGCTATGCGACCGACGAACTCCTCGAAGACGCGGCTGCCCTCGAGTCCGTCATCCAGCGCGGCTTCGCGGAAGAAATGACCTTCAAGGTCGAGGACGCCATCATCAATGGCACCGGCGCAGGACAGCCCCTGGGCATCCTGAACAGCGGCGCATTGATCACACAGGCCAAGGACTCCGCCGATTCAGGAGCCGTGCTCACCACGAACGACGTGTTGAACATGGACAGCCGGCTTTGGGTTCCGAGCATGAAAACCGCTGCGTGGCTCTGCGACGTCAGCGTCAAGCCTCAGCTCTACAAGCTGGTCCTGGGATCTCCATCCCTGGGTCAAGTGCTGCTCTATACCCCGCCCGCAAAGGACGGCGATGGAAACGGCATGCTCTTGGGCAAGCCAGTAATTTTCCACGAGCATGGCGCAGTCCTCGGCACCCCCGGAGACATCATCCTTGCCGATCTCGATCAGTACACGATGATCGACAAGGCCGGCGTCCGCCAGGACTATTCGATCCACGTCAACTTCCTCACGGATGAGGGTGTGTTCCGCTTCGTCTACCGCGTGGACGGAGAACCATGGTGGAAGAAACCCCTGACTCCGAAGTCCGGGGGCTCGACTCTTTCGCCCTTCATCTCGCTCGCGACCCGCTCCTAAACCGCAATTCAGCCGGGGCGCCGGATTCCGTCCGCGCCCCGCTAAAATTTACGGCCCCTTAGCTGGGCCCGAAGGAGATCGACATGAAAGGTTTTGTAATCGCAGAAGAGGGACACGTCGTCCAGGTCGCCGCTCCGGTGGATGTTACCGGCGGCGTGACAGGGCAGGCGTTCTCGATGAAGAAGTATCAGCACGCGAGTATTCTCGTGCTGATCGGAGTCTCCGCCGCTGCATTCACAAAGATCATCGTGAATCAGTGCACTGACGGGAGCGGCTCCAATCCGGTCGCGATCCCGTTCAGCATCTATAAGCAGGAAACCGCCGGCGCATCACACGACGTCCTCGGCGCACGCACCGCGGTTGCCGCGGCCGGCTATACGCCTTCGGCCAATGACGGGATCTTCTACGTCATCGAGCTGGATGCCAACGAGCTCGCCGACGGGTCGCCTTACGTCCAGGTGCAGCTCACAAACGGCTCAAACTCCGTCATCGCCGCGATTGCCGCGGTATTGAGCGGCGCGCGCTACTCCGAGACGCAGAGCCCGACCGAAACCGCCTAGTCTCAAATCAAACGAAGGGCCGGAGCATGCCTTCGGCCCTTCTCATTTTCAAGAGTGGGTGACGAATGTTCGTAAAACTTCTCAGCGGCCGCAATGCGGGCCAGTCCGTGGAAATGAAGTATGCGGACGCAAAACCGTTGCTCGACGATGGGCGCGCGGTTCACGCCTTTCCGCCGGATGCTCCTTTGGCAGCGCCCGTCCCTGCTGTCGTCGATTCAAAATCGCGGAAGAATAAAAAGAAATGAGCGCGATCCAGATACAAACTCCGCCGGCCGCCGAACCGGTCTCGCTCCCCACGCTCAAGAACCATTTGCGCGTCACAATAAGTGAAGATGACGAACTAATTAAACTGTACCTTCAGAGCGCGCGAGAGACAGTGGAGAGCGACTCGGGGCGCAGCCTGGTGAACAAGCTCTACCGGCAATCCCACGATCATTTTCCTCGACTGCATGATTTTGGCGATTTCGGCACGGGATATTTCTACCAGGCGCCACGTTATGCCCGCGGCCATCACTATGATGAGCGCCAACAGATCAAACTGCTGCGCTGCCCCCTCGTTAACGTGCAGAAGATCGTGTACGTGGGGACGGATCAGCAATCTCATACGTTACTTCCGGCACCGGCGGCGTGGCTCGCTAAAAATGAATACGACATCGGCAACCAGATCGTGGACCCGAACGGGAACCTCCAGCAGGTCTCGGCCGTCACGGAAACGGAAACGGGAAATGAGTCTGAATCAGGAGCGACGGTTCCCTCTTGGAACGCCACGCCCGCAGGCACCACGGCGGACGGGGATTTGACCTGGACGAACATGGGCGTCGCGCCGGCGGGAGATTTCCTCGAGGACAATGATTCGGAGCCTCCGCGTCTCTACCCCGCCTACGGCACATTCTGGCCAGAAACATTGCGCGTTCCGAATGCGGTACAGATTTTTTTCACGGCTGGTTACGGGAATGATGGTGCGGCAGCGCCGGCGAACCTAAAGGTCGCTGTGATGCTGGCCACTGGCGTGTCCTACGAGAACAGAGAAGCCGTCACACTGGACCAGCTCCATGATCTGGATTGGTACGAGCGGCTCATCTGGAGCGAACGCGTTTTGGATTTCGCTCCGACGAAATAGCGCTGCATAAATATCCGCGGCGGACCGGCACCTCGCGGACGAGAAGGGGCGGAAAAGGCGCGGGGAAGCGCTGGCGCTGCTCCTTCTCGAATGAAAAAAGTTTCCCAAATGGAGGCCTCGGCGGCGATTCGCAGTCAGGATCAGCCGGAGGCCTCTCGCCATTTCCGAAGTCAAATTGAAAAGGAGAATCTAACGATATGAAATACCCAGCAGCAAAAAAAGTCGTAGCACTTTGTTGCATGTTCCTTTTGTGCGCCGTGGCGGCATTTGCCGTGCAAACTTCACTGACGCCGATCACGCCGCTCGGCCCCTATCTTGTGGGCGCCCCGGGCTCAGGAACCCTCGACTTCGCTTTCACCGCCTGCGACGTGTCCAACGGAAATAAGTTCGCCATAACGGGGCGGGATATTCTGCTCGTCCAGAACAGCGGCATGTCACCGTATACGATCACGATTTCCTCGGTTGCCGACCAATACGGCCGCACGCAGGACATCACAACCTATTCCGTGGCGGCTGGCAATTTCTCCGCGTTTAATTTCCGCAACGGCACCATTGGCTTCCGGCAAACGGACGGCACAGTCCATCTGGCCTGTAGCAACGCCGCGATCATGTTCGCGGTGATTACGACGCCAAACTAATGCCGCGCGCGCGCATTCGGGCGGGCCAACTGCGCCACGTCGTGCAGATCATGCAACCGACGCTGGCGCAGGACGCCTCGGGAAACATCAAGCCCGGCGAAGAAACTCCAGTCGCAACCGTGCGGGCTGCGGTTGAATCGCTAACCGGTCGAGAACTGTATTCGGCGCAGCAGAAGGTTAGCGAGGTCACGCATAAAATCACCATGCGCTACCAGGCGGGAATCAAGGCGCAGCAAAACGCGTGGTTTAACGATCCCGGAACCGGAATGCCGCGGCAGTTTCAGATTCAATCCGTCGAGAATCCCAACGAACAACGTCACGTGCTCTACCTCTTGTGCATCGAGCGTGACAATTCGAGCCGCGAGCCTTGATGGAGACTGATCCAAAATTCGTCGCTGAAATCGCCAACATCCTTCACACGGAGGCGATGTTGCCGGAGGTTGCGAGCAGGGTTGTGGCGGAACGTGTTACAGAGCACATCGTTTCGCGGGCCGCTTCCGCTGCGGAGGCGCCACAGCGGTTCTACGACGAGGCAGCGCACTCGGGCGGAGGTCCGTTCCTTTGTCCCGTGTGTAAGGGCGTGACAAAAGTGATTTCTGGATTTTATTCGATGACGGCGCCCGCGATTTCCGAAGGGGCCGTCGTATTCGATCCCTGCCGGACGTGCAACGCGCAAGGAATTGTGTGGGCTCCTGAGCATGGCTGAAATCGAATTCAAGATTAGCGGGCTTGCCGAACTGGATCGCGCACTGCGCGAACTTCCTCCGCGCGCGGCGAAGAGAATTATTCGGCGGGAAATGGTCGCCGCGGTCGAACCTTGGGCCGAAGATATGCGCGGCAGGGTTCGTCGCGGCCCCCATCACAAGGGCAAGGGAGATCATGATTTCGGACTTCTGGCCGCGAATATTGCCGTCCGCACGAGAGTCAAGAGCGACCTGTCCGGCTCCGCCGAGGCGGGCCCGGCGGCGAAGGCTGGAAACTACAATCTCTTCTGGGCTGTGATTCTGGAATTCGGGCGCAAGGGCGGCGTATCTTCGCGCGGACGCCATTACCCTGCGATGCCCGCCTATCCATTCGTGCGTCCAGCATTCGAGGCCCGCAAACAGGAAGTGCTGGACCGATTCACCACTGGAATTCGCGAAGCTCTGAACGATTCGGGACTGCGTACATCGTGATCGCCGACGGACTCTATGCGGTTCTCGCGAATGCAAGCGCCGTCACGGCCATTGTCGGAACGCCCGCGACCCGCACCGAAACGATGAAAACGACCGGGATTTTCAAGGTGCAGATGCCCGAGGCGGCGGCCATGCCTGCGGTTGTGTTCTCGCAGATTGCCGGCGAGTCACTGATGACGATGGATGGTCCGGACGCGCTGCGCTTTGTGCGCTACCAGTTTAATTGCTATGGCTCGACGCCGGGGGACGCCGCCAAATTGCAGCGCGCCGTGCGTCGAACGCTTGAAAATTTCACCGGGACGATGGTTGACGGTTCTCAGGTCGATGACATGGAATGCGTTCTCGAAATGGAAACGTTCGAGGATGCGCCGTTCATTTTCAACGCTTCGGTGGATATGAAGATCGCCTTTCGGGATCTGGGGACTTGAAAACAAAAACAAAGGAGAATTTTTAGATGAGCCAAGCATTCGCACCCCGCGCAACACTGTTTCAGCACTCGCCCGACGGCGTGACCTATACGACCGTCGCCGAAGTGACGAAGGTCCAAAATACCGGCTCCAAGGCGGATTTGGCAGATGTCACGAATTTTGACAGTCCGTCCAGCTTCCGCGAGTTCCTCGCAACGCTCGTGGATTCGGGCGACATCGCCGTGGATTGCAACTTCATTCCCGGCAACGCCACGCAGCAAATCTTGGAGACCGACTTCAACAATCAGACGCTCGGCTACTACAAGATCACGCTGCCCAGCACGCTCGGGAACGCCACATTCCGCGCCTACGTCTCGTCCAAGGATTTCGATCTGCCGGTCGAGAAACAGGCCACGCGCTCGGTGAAGCTGAAAGTCACCGGGCCGATGACCGTTACCTGGTAACAAAGAACTCCGCGCTGGCAGACCGCGGCGGAACCACCGATCACCTCCGGCGTGTTCCGGGAAGTCTGCTTAGATTTTTTCGGGAATTACACAGTTAACTCCCACGAGGAAGCGAAGGAGGAACAATGCATTACAGAAACGGACGAGAGGCAAAGAACGGTGACAAAATCGTCAAGCTGGATGGCGGAAAGGTCGTTTCCTTCGGCGTGTTACACAGCGCTACTCCAGGCAATGACTATTGCAACGGCTCCATCGCAACGATTCAGCCCGCCAACGACTTTGCCTGCATGGTGGACTGCCTTCATGTCGAGGATGTGGCAGAAATACTTGTGGAAAAAGGCCTTGGCGAGCGGCCCAAGGGAAAGTAACCGAGCCAATTATATAATTCCAATTTTTTACGAGGTGAAATATGTCGGATTCCGCTCTGCGGCGGCGCATCGCGCCGTCCGTTCCCCTGATCATCGAATACACTGATGAAAGGGGTTCCTTCAGCGAAGCCTACCGCGTCTCCTTCAATCTGAACGTCCTCGCCGAAATCAGCGAAAAAACGGGCCTGACGGCTCTTAGCTTCGACATTTGGATCAAGCTATCCGCGCGCGTATTGCGCGTGATGCTGTGGGCCGCGCTCTTGCCGCATCAGCCGAAATTCGCTGCCGAGGATGGGATCGAAGCGGTCGGCTCCATGCTTGACGGAACGAATCAAGAGAAAGCCGTCCGTGCGCTATGGGACGCCTATCTGCTCTATCTGCCAAAAGATCAGGCCGATGCATTGCGCCGTGAACGTGAACGGGCTGAAAAAGCCGCGGCGGAGGGCGGTGACGCGGACCCTTTGGCCAGCGAGGCGACGGAAGAGCCGAACCCGTCGCCATCGGATGGCTCGAGCTCTGGGCCATCGCTCGTTACGACTGCCGAGTCTCCGAAAGCGAAATCGGCGAGTTAACCTCGGCGCAGATTGACGCGCTGCTCACGCGCCGCAGTCGTGAACAACGTCACGCGCTCCTGTGTGCCGGCGTCGTGGCTGCTGCGGTGTTCAATGGGAATCCGTTTCGAGATCGGAACGCGCCGGTTGTTTCGCCGGATGATTTCATTGCCGATCCGGAGCGAGACCGCGAACCGACAGAAGAAGAGAAGTTAGAGCAGTTCAAGGGCTGGTTTAGTTCCATGAAAGTTCTGCAAGATAAAAAAATAGAAATGGAAGAGAAAGCGAGGGCAAGTTAAATGTCAAAAGCATTTTGCTCCTCCGGCAGCGTATTCACGATCAATGGCAAAAACATAGGAGAAGTAAGGTCGCTGAAGATCGGCAAGCGCGTGGAAATTGAAGCCAACCATATCCCAGATGACCCCGGTCAAATGGAGGTAATGCGCGCAATACGCTCCGAAGCATTGGTTTCGATGAAGATCGTACTTCCGAATGGAATAAAGGAATATAGTTTTGGCCCGGTGCAACTGGACGGTTTCGCGGCGTTTCCTGCAGCCGACGTTGCAAGCCTGGTGTTTAATTTCGAGGCGCTGGAAGAGGAGTCCGAAGAGCAGCGCGCAGAATCGTTTAAAAAGTTTTTTAGTTCCTTCCCGCAAAACAAGGCACAGGCCAGCTAAATGCCTCAGTCCCTCGGCAGCATTTACGTCGAACTGAACGCCAACACAGCGAAGTTCGTCGACGCTCTTTCCAAAGCTGCGTATACCGCACAGCAATCCGCAAAAAATATCTCCAAGGAATTTTCCTCTCTCCAACGCATAGCCTCGCAAACCTTCGGGGCATTCGGTTCTTTCAATCCAGCCATTAGCCAGTTGAGTTTTGCTCTTTCCACAATGGGGCGAGCTGCGTCGTCCGCGATGAAGGAATTCGGATCGACCAAATCGGCTCTCGGGGCAATCGCGTCGCTTGGGGCTGGAGCTACCGCTGCCATCGCGTCGATAGAAGTCGCAACCATTGGAGTTGCTGTTCATGCGGCCCAGTCGGCAGAGAAGCTCTACGAACTGGCGCAGAGCACTGGCGTCAGTACCGAAGCTCTTAGCGGCCTTGGATTTGCGGCAAGGCAAGTCGGCGTCGATCAAGAGACAATGGCTCGCGGCTTGGAAAAAATGAGCAAAAGCGCGTTCGCGGCGGCGACGGCTCCGGCTGGAGCCATCAACGCTTACACGCGCCTCGGAATTGCGGTAAGGGATTCAAGCGGACAGATTCGATCAACCGAAGCAATCTTTGCAGACATCGCTGGCAAGTTCGCATCTATGCCGGATGGAGTAGCGAAGACAGCCTTGGCGATTGAGCTGTTTGGACGCAACGGCGCGGCGCTGCTTCCGGCCTTGAATCTTGGAAAAGCCGGAATTGACGGAATGATGGCGTCGGCTGCGCGATTCGGAATAGTCGTAAACGGAGAAACGGCGCAAGCTGCCCATCAGTTCTCTCTAAAACTCGGGGAGCTCGATGCTATCGCCAACGGATTTGCACTGACGCTCGCGCGCGACTTACTCCCGCTTCTGAGCGCCATAACCAGTTCTTTTGAATCCAGCGCGGAAGGAGCAAACAAATGGGCGCACGCTATTGCTGAACTGACGAGAATGATCGCCGTTCCGCTGGACGCAATCTGGACGGCCGTAAACCAAGCGGCGATCGCGCTTGTTGGATTTGGCGCCCAACTGGAATACATCGTCGAATTGGCGAATGATCTATCCCGTGCGTTGCTAACTGTAAACTTTAAAGGATTCGCCGAAGGACTAAAAACTTATTCCTCGAAATGGACCTCCAGCCTCAAGGATGACGTTCAGAGCTCTAAGGGAATATGGTCAGACTTTGCCGCGTTTGTAAAAAATACAAGCCCTGGCGATCGAACTGGATGGATGGTTCCAGTCCACAGGCAGGGCTCTGCTAATATTGACACGGCCACAAAAAGCAAAGGGCTGGGTGTATCGACCAAGGACGTAGTTGGCGAAGACCTTGCGAAGTTGCAGGCCCAAGCGACCGCAGAGCTTTCGCTCGCCGGAGCGATGGACCGCACCACGGCGGCCATGATGTTCCAGAAGGCGGCCGCCGAAGCTGCGCAGAAAGTTCAGGACGTTCGCAACGGGCTGCTCACGGAGCAGAAATCGCTACAGGAGCAGCTTTCGACCTCGACGGGCGAAGAATCTGCAAGGATCTCTGCGCGCATCGCTGGTGTCCGCAAGGAACTGGCGGCGCTCGATGCTGCCGCTCCGCAGTTCACAAAACTCTATGCGCAAATTGCCGCTGCGAAGGCCAGCAGCTCGACGAGCGATGAGCTTCAGAAGAAATCCGACGACTTCGACAAGCAAATCGCTTCCCTGACTGAAGTTTCGGCCTCGTACGGCAAAGGTCCCGCGGCCGTCGCCTCCGCCGAAATCGACAAGCAACTCGCAGCCGAAAAAGACAAGATCGACGACCTGCGCGATGAATACGCGCGGCTTCAGGCGATTCCTGGAATCGGCATTGTCGGCAAGGAGCAAGGACAGGGACCGTCTCCAGCCCTCTCGCAACTCTCCGCAGCGATTGATGCGGCGACGGAGAAATTCAGCGCTCTGAAAACGCAGGCGGCCACGCTTCGCGATTTGGGAATCGACGCCGAACTCAACAAACAGGCCGCAGAATTACAAGGTGCGACTCCGCTCGTCGAAGCCCTGAATCACGCCTATCTCGAAAATGAGCAGGCCGTGCGTGCCGCGCAGGTCGCGCTGGAACTTTACCGCTGGACACAGGCGCACCCGGGCGCATCCGTGGAACAAATTAACGCGGAGAATGAAGCGCTCCGCACGCAAAGCAATCAAGCGTACGCAACCGCCATCGCTCAAGAAGCCGCGCAATACGACATCGCCGCTGCATACAACAATCGGATTCAGAAACTTGAACAGGTCCGCGAGCTGATCCAGTCGGAGGGAGCCTCGACGCTTCTCATCGACGCAGCGATTTACGACGCGCAGCGCCAGCAAATCGAGCAATGGGACCAGGCGGCTATCAAGGTCGGCTCGTTCGGCGAACAGATGCACGCGGTTCTCAACCAGGTCGCGCTCGATGCGGAGGATGTTGGCGGAAAAATCGCCGACGCCATGAACAAAGCGATTGGCGGAGTCGAAGACAATATCGCGAAGCTGATCGTCACCGGGAAATCGAACTTCAAGCAGATGTTCGAGGGCTTCGCGGAGTCGATGATCAAGATTCAACTTCAATCGGCAGCCGGCTCGCTTGAGAAAGCCATCGGCATCAAGATTCCTGGCCTTGAAGGAAAGCGCGGTGAATCGTCCGGCAACCCGCTCTTCGTGCAGGAAGTGGGAGCTGGAAAACTTCCGCTCGGTCCGGGATTCGGTAGCGGCCGTTCGTACGGTTCGATACTGGGTGCTCCCGGAACAGCGACGACTCCGCCCTTCCTTTCCCCTGGTAACACGACAAGCTCTGGCCCCGGCGGAATCATCGGTTCGATTGCCAAAGTATTCGGCATAAAAACAGGCGGAGGCGGGTCGGCTCCGACCGGATCATCAAACGATCCCATATATGTTCTGACGGCGACGGCTGGATCTTCTGTTTTCGGCGCGGCCACCGATAACAGCGGCGGTGGCATTCTCGGCGATCTCACCGGGAATCTTCCTCTCGGTCCTGGTTTCGGTTCGGGGAAATCTTCGACCGGACTTATGTCCCTACTCAGTCCAGAGTCGGATTCGAGCGGTGGGAGCGGCCTTCTTTCGACGTTAGACGGCCTGTTCGGAGGAACGTCTAGCGATTCCAGTCGAGGAGATTCGAGCGGATCGACATCAGGCGGCGGACTACTTTCCATGCTGGGCGGTTTGTTTGGCGGAGGGGGAGGCGGAGGAGATTCAAGCGACCCTGGGTCTGGTGGAGGATTGTTTTCCGATATTTTCAATATATTCGCCGGATTCCGCGCTTCGGGCGGACCTGCGGATCACGGCAGCGCATACATCGTTGGTGAAAAAGGCCCGGAACTGTTCGTGCCAAAAAGTTCAGGAACGATCATTCCCTCATTTTCATTGATGAAATCCTCGCAGGAAAATAATCCACTGGCGGGCGTCGGACAGGCCTTTGACGGATTCCGCGCCGCGGGCGGCGACGTAACCCCCGGCCATTCCTACGTCGTTGGCGAGAACCATCCAGAGGTCTTTATCGGCCGCGCAGCGCGTTCCGCTTCACCGTCGTCCTCATCGCCTGGCGGCGGTGGCGCGAGGGAAACGACGGTCAACTTCCATGTGCACGGCGTTTCGGATCACGACAGCTTCCGGCGCTCGCAGAGCCAAATCTATGCGGGGCTGCATGCGCAAATGGAACTTGCCAGGGCGAGAGGCTAATTAGTTTCGATAACTTTTCGAATTTGCCCGTCAAGACCACTCACTTCGTCACCAATTTTATAGCGAGTTGGGTAATCCATGACCGCATCCATAAGAGGAATGAACGGCTCACCATGAAAATTCAAGTTCTCGTCAACGCGTCGCGGATCAACTGTGTTGCTCAGCTTAGATCCGACCATCGGAAGAAAAGGGAGCAACTTAATAAAGTGACGTCGCAGCATGGAGTTATTTTAGCCTATGTCCTTCTTTGAAGTCGAGTTTCCGCGCGGCATCGGTTATCACCGGCTCGGCAGTCCTTCCGGATTTTCGACGCAGGTGAACGAAGGCCTCTCCGGCCAGGAGCAGCGCAACCGCAACTGGTCGAACTCGCGCGGCAAGTGGACCGTATCCCTCGAAACTCCTTCCGTGGCGCAATTTTCCGGCACGCGACAATCATGGGTCGATATTCTGCACTCCTTCCATCTCGTGGTCGGCGGCAAGGCCGATTCGTTCCGTCTGAAGGATCATCTGGATTACAAGGGCATAAACCAAGCTCTGGCCACGGTGAACGGGAACGTCCAGCTCGTGAAAAATTATGTGATTGGCGGCCGCACGTATCAGCGCGTGATCACAAAGCCGATCACTTCCTCCGTACTCGACTACCAGGGCAACGCCCTCGCGAACACAGTTTTTCTGCATGGCACGACAACGCCGGTCACGGTGGATTACACGACCGGAATCGTGACGGGACAAAGCGCCGGAACGGCTGTCGATTTCCAATTTCACTATCCGGTGCGCTTTGACACGGACGAACTACCGATCGAAGTCATGGAATCGGCCGTAGGTTCGGGGCAGCCAGTCGTGGGGATCCACGGCGTCGTTCTAATGGAAACGCGTCCGCCGAATTACTGAGGGCAAAAATGTCTGAATGTCACCCATATATTCGTACATTCGCCCTGACTTCAGCCAATTGGACTCCGATCGAAGCGCCGGCATCGTGCAGTTATTTTGGAATCATCGGCACCATTGATGGCAGTCCGATGCTTCGCTGTTCCGACATGGAAAATGATCAGACCTGCTACCAGATGAATGGTCCATACGCTCTAATTGCGGTCCCGCACGGAAGATCGTCCCCGCGATACGAAGAAGGCGACGCGGTGACCTATCTCAAGTCGGTTTCAGCCACCGCGACGGCGATTGTTGAATTCATTCTGTAAAAAGGAGATTTGTGAAAAAGAACACACTTCGAATCGGTTTGGCTTTCTTGGCCCTCGTGACACTGGGAATGATCTTTGCTCGTCCACCACTCGCTCAGATGCAACAATCCAATGGCGCTGGCGGAGGGGCGGTAACCCAAAGCGGCGCATGGACCGTTCAGCCTGGGAACACGCCGAACACAACCCCTTGGCTCGTTACTCCAAATGACGGCTCGGGACATTCTATGCCGACCGGCGATACTTCCGCCCGCACGATCCACGTCACCGCGGACAATGCTTCGCTTCCGGTGACCGAAAGCGGGACTTGGACCGAAGGTATTGTTGGCGGAACGGCAAATATCGGAATCGTGCGCGCTGTTCCATCTTCCTGCACGCAATCAACCAACTTCTCCAGCGCAACTTCTCAAGTTGCAACCACCACTGGTACCACTGTCACCAGCACTACGACATGCGTTACGTTCGCCTATGCGAACAATATTACTAATTCTGCCGTTACCCTTCGGCTGGCGGATAAGGCTGGAACACCCGTCATCTGGCTGGGCGGCAATGCAGATTTCTCCATTCCGGCAAATTCAAACGTCCGTATACCGATCGACGGAGTGACATTCACGTCGGGAATTACGGCGATTGCGGGCACGGCAAGCGCCATCAATCTCGAAATTAACGGACTGCAATAGATGCGAGCATTTCTATCCTTCGCGGCAATTGCACTGTTCGCTGCGCTGCCGCAATTGAATGTATCTCAGCCGTCCTCCGTCAACGTGTCTCAGTTTGGAGGAACCGCTGTTTCGATGAATGCGGGAGCGGTTGACGGCGGAACGCAGCGTGTCACGCAAGCATCTGGCGGAAATCCATGCACAAATCCCGCAGCAACGCTTGCTTCCGTCGCCGGGGTAACCTCGGGAACCTCGGCAGTGCAAATTGTGGGCCTTGTGAGCGGCAAGAGTATTTTCGTTTGCTCGGTTAACATCGATGGCGTCAGTGGAACTTCGCCGACCTTCTCGCTGGTTTATGGAACCGGCACGAACTGCGCTTCCGGACAAACGGCATTCCTAGGCGCTTGGACCACTTCAGCAAGCGCTGTTTATCCATTCACCAGTCCGCAGTTCGTTGTCCCTTCTGCAAACGCCATTTGCTACAAAGATGGCGGGACCTCTCCAGTGCAGAATTATTCAATGTCCTACGTCCAACAATGAAAATCGCTTCGACCGCAATGCAGGCCCACCTCGCTACGGCCAATCCCACCACGCTCGCCTGGATTTGGAAAGTAAAGCGAGCCGACGGGACGCTCCTGGGATTTAGCTCGCACGACGTGGACATCGCCTACGACGACAGCTCTGGCGACGGCTCCATCACTTACCTCTCCAAAACCGGCTACAGCACCTCGGCAATCGCAGGAAAAAGCGATGTGAGCGTCGACAACACGGAAGTGAAGGGCTTCATCGATTCCTCTGCCATCACTGAGCAGGACCTGCGCGAAAACAAATATGATGACGCGCTCGTTTCGCTAATGGTCGTCAACTGGAACGATCTCACCATGGGCCATGTGCTCATCCGCACGGGCACGCTCGGCGTCGTCAAGCTGAAAAACGGAATGTGGACGGCGGAACATCGCGGGCTTGCCTATCGTTTTGGAACGGTCCTCGGCGACAGCTACGGGCCGATTTGTCGGGCGCAGTTCGGCTCGGGCCTCAACGGCATCGACATGCTTTCCACCTGGCTCTGCAAGATTGATGTGACCACATATCGCCAGTCGGGATCCATGTCGAGTGTGACGAACCAATTCACGATTGTGCCGGCCTCTGGACTTCTGCAAGTCGGATCCGCAACCCCGACCGCGCCGGCGCCCGTCGGATGGTTCGACGACGGCATTCTCACGTTCACGAGCGGCGCGTTGAATGGAGTGAGTGTGGAAATCAAAAGCTGGGACGGCACGACGCTTGTTCTCTTCCTTCCGCTCGGGCAGGTGCTGCCGGCGGCGAGCGACACGTTCACGATTGAGCCGGGCTGCAATCACACCATCTATGACTGCCATCAGAAGTACAACAACACTGTGAATTTTCGCGGTGAACCGTTCATCCCTGGAATGGACGCAATTCTCAACTATCCCAATGCCGGCTAGAAATCAAATTGTAGCGAAGGCGCGCGAGTACGTGGGCATGGCCTTTCGCCACCAGGGGCGCGGACGCCCTGGCGGCGGCCGCAGCGCGGAGATCGACTGCGCGGGGCTCCTCGTGTGCGTCGGCGAGGATCTCGGGCTTGTGGACATGTTCGGGATCCCCATTCTGAGGACCGATTACATGGACATAGGCCCGCAGCCGCATCAGGAATTGATTCACGAGGGCTGCCGCGCGCGTCTCCTTCAGCGGGCCGAGGGCGAAGCGCCAAAGCCCGGCGATGTTCTCGGGCTGCGCGCGCCGAACTCGATTTCTCATTGCGGGATCGTCAGCGATTTTCCGCAGGGAGACGGCCTCGGCCTGATTTTCCCGTATCCCGTGCGCCTCAGAAGTTCCATTCAAGGGAGGATTGTGGAAGTTCGTCTCGACGAGCGCTGGCGATCGCGGATCGCCGGCGTGTTCATTTACCCGGGAGTCGATTCCTAAATGGCGCTGATCGCAATCGTTGCCGTGCAGGCCGCCTTCGACGTCGGCCTGATGATCTATCGGCTACTGAACCGTCCGAAGACGCCGCTGCCTCCGCTGCGTGATCTGCAGGTGATGACGGGCACGAACGGCGCGCCGATTCCATTCGGGTACGGAACCTGCCGCGTGGCCGGGAACGTGATCTGGACTACTGGAATTACTTATAGCGCCGGAGGTAAGAAGCAGGCCCTCAGCAGATTATTTAGCGGCGTCGATTATGGGCCAAAAGGGTCTTACGTATTTACCGCGAGCTTGGCCGTTTCGTTCGGCGAGGGTCCAGGTGTCATCACTCGCATATGGGCGGATTCCAAGCTGATTTACGATGCGAATCCCGGTGGCACGAACACCTCGCCCGTCAGCGACTGGCCCGCATGGAGTTCGACGGAGCTTTACAATCCGGGGAACCAAGTAAACTTCGCTGGGCAGGTGTGGCAGTGCATCGCCACGAATACAAACTCTGCTCCCAGCCAGTCCAACAGGAATTGGGAGATCATCAGCATCTATCCGCCCTGGGACGTTAACACGGAATATCTTTCAGGGGATATTGTGAGCTTCAACGGGGTCCTGTACATTGCGCAAAACGCGACGAACAATGGGACCGTAGGGGCGATTAATCCGGCTTCCAATCAAACTTTTACGGTGAATGGTCCGAATGGCAGCTATACGGCGCTATATTGGATTCCGCTTCAACAACTTTATCCCCCGCCGACATTTTATCCAGGAGACGAGGCGCAGCTTCCAGATTCGCTGATTCAGGCGTCGGAAACTGAGGCGCTCACGCCTGCATTTCGCGGATTGAACTACTGCGTCTGGGATAACTTGTGGCTTGGCAATTTCGCCGATCGCATTCCCAGCTTCCGCGCCGAGATTACCTATACCCGGACCACAAATCTTCTCTCGAACTATGGCGTGCCGACGCAGGTGCTCGCGGCGGCCAGCACGTCGCCCGCGACCATTCCACTCGCGCCGCTGAACTCCGGAGACACGATTGTCATCACGGTGGGAGTTCCCGCGGGCTATGCCGGCGGAGGCGGAGCGATCTCCGTCTCGGACAGTCAGGGAAATGTTTACAACAGTGTCGTATCCAGCGGACCGCTGGGCCGTGAAAATTCTTCGGTTCAGATCCTGTATGCCCACGCTTCGGCTGGCGCCAACACGATCACTGTGGCGGCCGGCGCCAGCGTCAGCTACGAAATTTACGTTCTTCCTGGAACGTGGGTTCCCGACTACGGCGGCGCATGGACGGACGATCTGGAGGGTTCGACTGGGAGTTCCACCTCTGGCCATTCTAGCCAGCCAGGAGATTTTCTGGCGGCATGTTTCGCGGCCGCATATTCACAGCCGAACGCAATCATTGGAGATAACCCGCTAACGGAGCCGCCCGCCGTGCAAATCACACTGAATACGCCGGTCGGCGCCTCCACGGGAGCAGGAACGCGCATTTTCGTATCCGCTTTTGGAGCTCTCCCTGGCGCCTATCCGGTGGGCGGTGGCGGATTTAACGTGAGCGACAGTTGGTCGTTCTATTTCGACAATTTCGGGGACGGTGGCGCGGGGTGCTGGGCGACATTCAAACCACCGGCGACGCTTCCCCCAACGGCTGTCACGCCGAAGCCTGACGTGCTGCACGACATTTGCGAGCGCGCTGGGCTCACCGATCCGCAAATTGACAATACGCTCTGCGCTCCGGTGAATATCCAGACTCCGCTCACGCCGACGAATCTCGTGCCCGGTTATCTCATCGACCATCCGACGCCGGCCGCGAAGATTCTGGAAGTGCTGATGCACGCGTATTTCTTCGACGCCTGCGAAACAAACGGCACCATGAAATTCGTTCCGCGCGGATTGCCTGCAGCTCTCACAATTCCGGAGGCCGACCTTGGACTTCTCTCCGACATGGCCAAGCTCGAGGAGCAGATCGCACAGGAGCAGGACCTGCCGAAGCAATTCACGGTGACGCACAACGATCCCACGCTGGACTTCCAACAGAATAAACAGCTCAAGGGCCGCAACGTCCGCATCGTAAAAACGAAGCAGCAGACAATTCTCGAAATTCCCATGACGATGACCTCGGACTGGGCGCGGCAAGTGGCGGTTAAGGCGCTGTATTTGTCCTGGCTTGAGCGCAGTTCTTATAAAACGAATCTCTGGCGCGCGAGTTATCTGCTTCTCGATCCCACCGACGTGATCGGCTTCGACTATGAAACGCTGGCCTTTCAGATGCGCGTCGCGGAAAACTCCATCGGCCAGGGCCGCGCCGTTGCCCTGCAGGGAGTAAGCGAATTCTCCGAGGTCTTCAATTCCGCTGCCACCGGCGGCGCAGGTCTTGGGCTTCCCAACAATGCCGTACAAACCCTCGCGCCCACGTTACTTTTCCTTTTCGATATTCCGCTTCTGCGCGACGTGGACAGCAACCCGCAGAACACGGGATTTTATTATGCTCTTAGCTCTCCCTCGCCCACCTGGAACGGCGGCGCGCTCTTGGATTCGACGGACGACGTGAACTTCCTGCAGGAATCGACCTCAAGTCGGCCAGTGACGTTCGGTTATGCGACCACCGTGCTCGGTCCGCCGGCGCGATCTCCCTGGATCTGGGACAACGTCAACACTGTCACAATCCAACTTATTCGCGGCACCTTCGCGGGCGACACGCCGGCCAATGTCCTAAACGGATCGAACGCGGTAATCATTGGAAGTGAGCTCATCCAATTCACGACGGCCGTGCACAACGCAGACGGGTCGTGGACGCTTTCCGGGCTTCTGCGCGGGAGACGCGGAACGGAATGGGCCTGCGGCACGCATGCAGTAGGCGAGCAGGCGACCGTGCCAGGTACAGGCGTGCAGAGAATTCAGGACCCGCTCTCGATCGTCGGGCAGCTTCACTACAAAAAAGGCGTTACGGCCGGAGCGGATCCAACGCTCGTCTCGCCGCAGAATTTCACGATCGCGGGAAATGATCTGAAACCGTACGCGCCAGTGCACATGGCCGGAACTCGCGATGGAAGCCACAACCTGACGATCGCGTGGGTTCGCCGCACGCGCGTCGGCTGGATGAATCTTTCGCAGGATCCCGTTCCGCTGAGTGAATCGAGCGAAGCCTACAGCGTCGACATTCTGAACGGCTCGACCGTGGTGCGCACGATCGCCGCGAGCTCGCCGACGGCGAGCTACAGCGCCGCGGACCAGACAACCGATTTCGGATCACCGCAGGCCTCCGTCTCGATCAAGGTTTATCAGCTATCGGCGCAAGTAGGCCGAGGATTCGCCGGAGCTGCCGCAGTTTAAGGGGAGAATATGGCTTCACCGAACTTAGCAATTACGCACATCGCCGCGGCGCAGAATCAGCCGGAGGTCACGGCGAACGGCGCATTTGATGCGCTGGACAACGCGGAGAACGCACTCGTCTCGTTCGCCAATTCGGATGCGGACATGACGTTGACGCAGGTGCAACTCGCTTCGGGCGGCGCGATCAAGATCACCGGCGCGCTGACGGCGGACCGGCACGTCAATCTTCCCGCCTCCGTGGAACGCTCCTTTATTTTTGAAAACGCCACCACCGGCGGCCACAGCCTCGTCGTGCAGGTGACCGGCGCGCCTGGGTCGACCATCACGATCGCCGCGGCAGCTGGATTCGTGCAGGTGTACAGCGACGGGACGAACGTCGTGCAGCTCACCGGCGGCAGCGGCGGAATTTTCGCAGCTGGCGGAGACCTGAGCGGGTCAAGCTCATCTCAAACCGTGGTCGGACTGGAAGGAAAACCTCTCGATGCAACCACGGTCGGGACTCCGACGGATGGATGGGTCATCACTTATGACAACGCTTCAGGAAAATATAAGGCCAAGGCAATCCCGACCGGCGCCGGCCTGAACTTCGCGGATTCGGAAACTCCCGGCGGCTCGATTAATGGATCGAACGCGGCGTTCACTCTGGCCCATTCGCCGAGCCCGGCGGGTTCTCTGATTCTCGTGCAGCGATTCGCGAGCGGGGGAGCAGCTGTGCTTTTTCCTGGCGGTGTCGACTTCACGCTCTCAGGACTAAACATCACGATGGTGAATGCGCCAGCGACCGGGGACAGTTTTCTCGCTTGGTATCGCTATTAGGAAAGAGGAACAGAATGAAGAAAGTATTCGCAGCACTTGCGCTTCTGGCGGTGGTTTCGTCTCCGCTTGCTGCGCAATCTAATCGTCTCGTCTTCGCCAACGCTGGGACGACCGGAACCGTGCTCAATAAACTTACAAAGCTGACAGGCGCGCCGTCGACTGCAGTCCGCGCAGCGACTACCGACACAAGCGGAGTCATCGGGGTCACGGTAGGCGGCGCCGGAACGACGGGAAACGCTACGGTTCAACTTTCCGGCAGCGTTCCCTGCGTCTTCGATGGGGCGACCACGGCGGGGGATTACGTGCAGATCAGTTCCTCGACGGCTGGCGACTGCCACGATACAGCTTCGTCTTATCCTTCGAGCGGCCAGGTAATCGGCCGCGTGCTCTCCACGAACGGCTCCGGCGGAACATACACGATGCAGCTTTTCCCGGCCGAGATCAGCGCCACGGCTGGCAGCGTCGGATCAGTTACTTGCGCAAACATGCCGGCGCTCACGGGCGACACGACATCGAGCGCGGGAAGCTGCGCGACCACAACCAGCAAAACGGGCGGCGTGTCGTTCGCTACCTCCGCCACAACCGACACAACAAACGCCTCGAATATTTCTAGCGGCACGCTCGCGACCGCGCGCCTCGCGACCGGGATCAACGTGCGCGATTTCGGCACAACCTTCGGCGACACAGGAGGATCGGCGCTGACGTCAGGCTCGGTCGTTTACTTCACCGTTCCTTATGCATGCACCATCACCGCATGGAATGCGTCAGTCGACGCCGGAACCGTGACTTTCGACATTTGGAAGATCGCAACTGGTACGGCCATTCCCACGGTGACGAACACGATCACGGCCTCGGCCCTTCCGGCCATTTCGACCGGAACTTCAATTCACAGCACAACGCTGTCCGGCTGGACGACCTCGGTCACGGCCAACGATATTTTCGGCATTCAACTCAAAACCGTGGCGACGGCAAAATACGCGGAGATCGACATCACATGCAACCAATAAAACGATTTCTGATTGCTTCTCTTCTGTGTTGCCTTGGGTTGCTGATTCCGCAGAAGGCGGAGTCGCAAACTTTCGCGCTTGTACAACATACCTCCGGCTTTACGTTCTCTACGAGTACGTCCAAGGCTTATTCGTCAAATAATACAGCGGGCAATCTACTGGTTGCTTTAGTGTGGGTTAACACGGGGTCTTCATCAACTGCCACCGTCAGTGATCCAAGTAATGGAACGTGGTCACATGCTGTGACTCCAGGTGCCTATCCTCCAGGAATATTCTACGTTTGCAGCGCTGTTGGCGGTGTGGCTCCCACGGTTTCTGTGTCAGGTGGGGGCGGTAATTGGTACGCCATTCACATTATGGAGTTTAGCGGAAACAAAACTTCTGGTTGCTTAGATCAGACTGGCTTTGCCTTAAATACCACCACAACTAATTTCAGTGTGGCAATTTCGAGTGGCTCACTGACGACTACCGACGTGCTGATATATGGTGCGGGAGTTACTGGTGGAGCAACTACTTACACTGTTCCTTCAGGAGAGACTGGGATTGAATTCGTCAACGGAAGTTTTGGACTTACTTCACAATCGGCCTATAACAATGCGGTAGTCAGTTCTGGCACGCCAAGCATGAACACCACGGGAAGTGCCTCCTCTTCCACATATATGGTAGTCGCAGCTTTCAAATTAGGCGGCGCTGCTGCTGCATCAAGGCATCGGCTGATAAACAATTAAAGCTTCCCTTTAGTAGATGTGGACGAGTGCAACGGTCCAGGCAGTTGTTCGGCGAATTGGGACTGTGCCGAGCGTCAGCGCCGGCACAAGCTACTTTCGCGATAGGACCAGGAGACATCCTGAAATGAAGATACCGCCGTGGATCTGGTTCGCGGAGATCATGGAAAGTGTCATTCGCCGGAAAGGGTTTACGCATTGGAAGCCCAGTGGCGAAGTAGGAATGATTCACGCCGGGACTTGGGATTTTGCGCAGGAATTAGAGCTTCCTGTGAAGCTGTTTAAGGCTGAAACGGAACTTGCACTTCTCATGGAATTAGCCAGGCGAGAGCCTCCAAGTTTGGGGCATGACGCGCTAAAAAAGCAGGAAGAAATCAACAAGCTGCGCTTTGAGTATGCAAGGCGCGACAACCCCGATGATCCTCACAGACGATAGCAAGTTCTGGATCGCGGTCGGTTTTACATATGCCCTTTCTCACGTAATGCGTAAGGACATCAACGGGATCGGGATATTCGCCCGCAAGGAAAAAGACCGCAATGAACGCCGCTGGAAGCACGAACTCGCTAACGAGATTGAGGAACTGAAACCAGCGGATAAATCTGCGCGTCTCGCGAAACGCTTGCGTGAGGATGCCTGGCGCGACTAGCCGACACGGCTTTCATGATTAAATCTGGCGTTTCATCGCACGCGCACCCACTCATCAGGCATCCGTTCTTGTCATGCACGGATTCGGTGTGCGGGCATTTTGGACAAAACAAGGGGCACATCCCTTTCAGTAAAACCCCATCATCCTGGGTCGTCAATACTTTTAAATCTGTACAGAACTGAACACTGAATGGAGAAATGGCCAATCTGCGACTTTGACCAGGCGGTGGAGTTTGTCTTGGGGCATGAGGGGGGGTATTCAAATGACCCGAACGACCCGGGCGGCGAAACGAATTTTGGAATTTCAAAGCGGTCCTATCCGGACGTGGATATAAAAAACCTCACGCGCGAAGGGGCGAAGGAGATTTATCGCCGCGATTTTTGGCTTTTCGATCAGGTCGAGAATCAGCGCCTGGCCTCGAAGATCATGGATGCGTACGTCAACTCCAAGCATCACTCGATTCGTATTTTGCAAATGAGCCTGGGAACGATTCAGGCGGGTCCGATCGTGGCTGACGGAAACTGGGGCAGCCAGACCGAGGCTCACGTGAATGCCGCGGACAGCGAAAAGCTGCTCAAGGAATTCAAGGCGCGCCTCTGCAAAATGCACTTCGACGATTCCCTTCTCAATCCCAAAGAAGCGAATGACCTGCTCGGCTGGCTGCGCCGCGACGTCGACGGCTAAACGAAAGGCACATAAAAATGCACACTTCTTGGCAGGCAATTAAGGATGTTCTGTTTCCGATTTTAGCGACCTCATTTTCTGCTTCCTTGGCGCACTCGTTTTTACTGCCGCCGTGGGACGCCCCGGAGATCGCCCAGTTCCCACGCTTCCAGAAATATTATCGCTTGTTTGTATACGTGGTAGGGTACGTTGCCGTCAATATGCGCAGCACTACTTTTAGGAGCATTTCCATCCACAACCCGGACGGGTTGAACGCAAATCCGCCGATGGATGCGCCGGCGGACAAAAAATGAACTTCGTGCGTGCGGCGTTTTATTTAGTTCTGGCCGTCTGCGCGATCCGCATCACGATGGACCTGCATCAATTCATGCCCCACATGGAGGCGGCGCTCGCCGGCGTCCAGGCGATCGAGACGAACACGACGCGCACCGAGGCGGAAATGTCCGGCGTCCTCAATACGGTGCGCCATATCGCCCTGGACGAACGCGCAAGCGAGAATGCGCAGATCGCGGCAGCCCAAGGCCTCACGTCGCGGGGATCGAAGCTCCTGGACGATGCGGATGTCGCCGTGAGGCACCTGGACGCGTCTGCCGTCGAGCTCGGGACCGTCGCGCCCGTCACGAATGAGGCCATCAGGGGAATTGCGGCGGACGCGCACATAACCCTCGGAGCCGGAACGGGGACACTGGATGCGGCCACGGCTGATCTGAAGGATCCAGGGCTCAAGGACGCGATTGTCCAGCTCGACACTTCGGCACAGAACGCGGCTACGGCTACGAGCGAAGCGGCCGGCACGATGAAGTCGATTCACGAAGGCGTCGATTACGAAGTGGCGATGATCATGAAGCCCGGTTCGAAGGTCAAAACGACGGTGCTGGTGATAGCCAGTGCCCTCGGAAATTTCTTGCACGGATTTTTATGATAAACACTAAAAGGAGAACAGCATGAGCGTAAATACTTTCGTGGAACGCATGGAACAAGACTTCGTGAAGTGGTTCAAAGCGGCGCCGGCATGGGAGCAGAAAGCGCAATCCATGGTGGCCTATGTTGGCCCGTTTGTGGTGGCGATTGTTGGCATCGCGGACCCGGCGGCCGCTCCAGCAGTCGGGAACGTGATGAAGATGGTGCAAGGTGATCTCGCGACCATCTCCGCGGTGACGCACTCGGCCACGACCTCCAGCGGTTCATCGGCGGCGATGACAGTTCGCACGGCGATGGACAGCATCAAGAACAACCTGGCCGGACTTTTGGCCATGGCCGAAATCAAGAACTCGGCAAAGGCCGGGCAAATCACAAGCGTCGTGACCCTCATCACCGCAGAGATGGACGCGGTCGTTCCGAGCATTCCGGCGGCCTGATTTACCATTCCAATCTGTGTCTTTTTTGCTACAATCGGCGTATGGTAGTCTACCTTCACCAAGGCTAGGGGGCGTCGGCGCCAGGGCGCAGAGACGCCTCCGCCGACTTCGCAGGTGGCACTATGGGTGGCACCTGCCCCCTTCTTCCGGTTTTCGTCGCTCGTAGGATGCCTGTTTACAACGGATTGCGGCTAGGTAGTATAGAAACGCCGGACTGAGAGTCCGGCGCGTGTAAGGCGCGCGATTTCGAGATGACCAAGACCGGGCTGGAACTGAGTCAAGAGCACCGCGAAATCCTCATCCGAAGTGTGATTAAAAGGGCCAAGCCGCGGTGGTGGAAGTGGCCGTTCAACTGGTTTAATATTTGCCCTGTAAGCGATGCCGCCAAGCTATTCGAAATCGACTGGCAGCATCGCAATTCCGCGTATTTGCTTTTACAGAGTTACCACTGTGTTGGCTATCGGAGCATCCCGCCTGAAATCCGGAAAGCAATTCCAGATTTGATCCGCGAAGCCCTGTCCTCAAAAGTCAGAGTGATATGCGAGTTCGAACCCTCAGGCGATGTTGCGAACGTGATTTCGATTGCCAAGCGATGAGCTTACGGGGATCGAACTAAATTCGAGCTTCCGTCCCGCCGATCTTCTCGGCCGCCGCCTGAGCGCGAAGGAACTCTATTCCGGAAGGAGTTAGCCAGCCACCGCGAAGTGAGGTTCCGTATTCAATAAGGCCGTTATCGCACGCTCTCATCATGGCCGCATATGCGACCTTTACAGGACATCGGAAGCGCTCAACTAAAATATCTTCTGGCCAAACGATGGCTTCTCGAGAAACGAAAAAAGCTCCGATCGCCGTGTACACCTCTCCATCGCCGCGCTTTTGTCTGGATTCAACGTAGGCTCGCATAACTTCAAGATCGCTGATGTCACGCCTCTTTAAGCATGTGTGTTGTTGATCCACTGATCCCTCCGATCTTCTCTGCCGCCGCCTGGCGGTGGTCCGGCGAGAGGTGCGCGTAACGCATAGTCATCAGGATCGACTTGTGGCCGAGGAGCTCCTGGACGGTTCGCAGATCGACGCCGGCCATGACCAGGCGCGAAGCGAATGTGTGACGCAGATCGTGCCAGTGAAAGTCCTCGACGCCGGCCTTCTTCGCCGCGTTCTCAAGCCACCGCCGCCAATCCCTCTGTGTGTCCGCCGTCGCATCCCTGCAGACATAGTTCTCGCCGGTCTCTCTTTTTAGCGCAAGCTTCTCGATCGCAGACTTCGCCGAAGAGTTCGCAATTATAAATCTGCGTCCGGTTTTTCCGTGCACTGTAAGGATCCCGCGCTCGAGATCGACGTCCTTCCACTTCAATGTGAATTGTTCGCCTCGGCGCATGCCGGTGTACAGCGCGAGGTCGAGCTCCGGTTCGTGATCCGGACAATTCGCGCGGATCACTTCACGGAGCGCGTTCTCTTCTTCGGCGCGGAGCCATCGCACCCGATGCTCGTTCTCCCTGAACCGTTTCACGCGTAGCACGGGATTTGCACGCACGCGGCCGGTGCGCACGCCGTAGTTGTAGATCGATCCGAGAAGCGAACGGTAACGGTTTGCCGTGGAGCCGCAGAGCCCTTCATGGCGGAGGCCTGCGAGCAGGTCTTCCACCTGGTCGTTCGTTACGCCGTCTGCAGGGACGCCGCCGATGCGTGGCAAGATTCGTGACAATCTTTGTTTGTCGGTTTCGTAGGATCGGGCCGCCAGGCGAAGTTTCTTGTGGTCCATCGCCGCGGCCGCGAGCTCGCGGAACAT